TCTGCATCTTGATATTGACCACGCCGATATTATTGACTTCGTGCAAGTCCCCAGACAAGAACTCCCATGGGTTAAGCGAACAGTTGATCTTACAGGGAGAAGCTGGGCTGATTCCTCAGATGAAGTTAAAGAAACAATTATACGAGGAATTAGTAGAGGAGACATTTGGCTCAACAAAATAAAACATGATAAAGATGGAAACAGAATCTATTCAAACGTCTGTCTTGAGGTTTACTTGCCCTCACGCGGAACGTGCCTCTTACAGCACCTCAATATGTCAGCCTGTCGTATCGGCGACATACGACAAGGTATGCGTAAAGGTATGTCAGATTTGTGCCAGCTCCATAGTCGGACAGGGATTGACAAGTCTGGAGAATATCTTGCGCCAGATCTCGACAGGCAAGTTGGATTCGGATTCTTAGGTCTAGCCAACTTCTTAGCAAACAACAAGATTACATATGCCGAGTTTGGTAAGGCACTTAGAGCAACAAATGATGCTCAACCTTACGAAGGATACGCAGGGTTAGCTGCGCGTGAACTTTACCTCGGCATACAAGAAGCAGCTAACATAGCAAGGGAGAACAACATGGTTAGAGCATTTGCTATAGCTCCAACGGCTAGTTGTTCTTATAGAAGTAGAGATCTCAATGGCTTTACAGCAACTCCTGAGATCGCACCTCCTATAGCTCGAACAGTTGACAGGGATTCAGGTGAGTTTGGGGTAGAACAAGTACAATATGGCAACGTAGAAATCGCATCCGAAGTTGGATGGGAGAATTATAAAAAAGTAGCAGATCAGATAATGATTATGCTAAATAGAACTGGTTTGCTTCATGGCTATAGCTTCAATTCTTGGAGTGATATGGTGACTTACGATGAAGCATTTATCGAAGAGTGGCTGAAAAGTCCACAGACTTCGCTCTATTATTCCTTACAAGTAATGGGCGACACTCAAGATAAATCTGATGCATATGCTGCATTAGAGCAGTCCGAAGTTGACGATTACTTGGCAGATTTAATGAGCAATAAACCTGAAGAGATTAATTGCGACTGTCAACAATGAACCCCTACGAAAAATTATTAAATAGAAAAAGGAAATGGACACCTGTCCAAACTACTAAAGGAAAATTAAAATATGGCGCAGAAGAAACGGTGTACCGTGCTCTCGCTGTACGCAACATGGAATGTCCGGTTGGCGCGTTTGTATCTGATTCACTCTCTGAGATTCCTCAGAAAAGTAGAGAGCTTTTGGAATCAAACATAAAAGACGAAGACAACCATGACCTAGCACTTGGATATATCGCTAACGCATTAGGCGTAAATGATAAAGCTGAAGCCGAGGCATTACGCCTTAAAGAAGCGTGGATAGCCCACCCAGATCACACAATATTGAAAGCATTGGTTATAGAAAGAGCAATCTTTTTTGTAATACTTCCTTTCTTTCGGTTCAATGGTGACGCTGGTTTAAGAACAGTAAGTGCAGATATATCTAGAGACGAGCAAATACATGTAGCTACTAACAGTCTTGTTTGTGCAGAGCTTGGACTAAAACCTAGTCAGAGCCTGGATAAATTAAGAAAAGCTACGATCAATTGGATCATGCAACCTTTAAATCAAATACATGACGATCAATATTTGAGCAAAAAATTTTGGCTCGATGCAAGTGATCGACTTATGTATGAAGGTAAAGCACCAGAATTTAATGCCACCAAAGCTGCACGTATGCCAGCTTTCTTTGAACATGCAAACACAAATCTCCCTCAATACTCTTAAGCTTCACAACGAAAGGTTAGACAAGCTATTAAAAAATCTTGAGGAAAACTTTGGATGGAAACCTATCCATCCTAAAGAAGATGTACAGACAATCATGTACCGTGCTGGACAAGCCAGCGTAATCGAATATATCAAATCCATAATGGACGAGGAAATTTAATGTGTATTTTTAGCAGACCGTCTCCACCACCTCCACCACCTCCTTTACCTGCACCTCCAACTGCACCACCACCACCACCAACTCCTACTAAGCCACCTGAAGCATTAGGTACTGACGTAGATCCGCAGATGAAGAGAGCGAAAAGTAAAAAAGATAAGAACCCTTATGCAAAAGGAACTAGATCTTTAAGAATCAATCTTGACCAACCTGTTGGTACTGGTACTGATACACCATCAGGAGGAATCAATCAGTGAACACAGCTCGTGAGCGATATGAAAAGTTAACTGGTGATAGACATCAGTTTTTAGACACAGCAGTCAACTGTTCAGAACTCACGTTACCTTATTTGATTGATAGCGATTTATCTACAAGACAAAACCATAAGAAACTTATAACTCCTTGGCAAAGTGTGGGAGCTAAGTGTGTAGTAACGTTAGCTGCAAAGCTAATGCTCGCCTTGCTTCCACCTCAAACCACATTCTTTAAACTACAAGTTAGAGATGACAAGATTGGAGAAGAGTTACCACCTGAAATTAGAAGTGAATTAGATCTTTCATTCTCCAAGATGGAAAGAATGATAATGGATTACATTGCAGCTTCTAGTGACAGAGTGGTTATCCATCAAGCACTTAAGCATTTAATTGTTGGTGGTAATGCTCTTCTATTTATGGGAAAGGATGGATTAAAAAACTATCCTCTTAATAGATTTGTCGTTAACAGAGATGGTAACGGTAACGTAGTTGAAATAGTTACTAAAGAAATAATAAATAAAAAGGTATTAGGTATAGAGCTGCCTGAACCTGATCCCAAATCAGTAGTGGATGAAACTAAAAGCTCAGGAAATAACGATGTAGAGGTGTATACCCATGTCCGACTAGAAGAAAAAAGTGGACGCTGGATCTGGCATCAGGAAGTTGATGATAAAGTCCTTCCTAATAGTCGTAGCACAGCACCAAAAAAAGCTAGTCCGTGGTTAGTTCTTAGATTCAATACAGTTGATGGCGAAGATTATGGTAGAGGTAGAGTAGAAGAATTTCTTGGGGACCTTAAATCTTTAGAAGGTTTGTCACAAGCTCTTGTTGAAGGAGCAAGTGCAGCTGCAAAGGTTATATTTTTGGTCAGCCCATCATCAACTACAAAGCCAGCTACTATCGCTCAAGCTGGAAATGGAGCAATCGTACAAGGTCGGGCGGAGGACGTTCAAGTCGTCCAAGTCGGCAAGACAGCAGATTTTTCAACTGCTGCTAACATGGCGCAAGCTATAGAAAAAAGATTACTTGAAGCTTTCCTTGTTATGAACATAAGGAATGCAGAAAGGGTCACAGCTGAAGAGGTACGCCTTACTCAGTTAGAACTAGAGCAACAGTTAGGTGGACTATTTAGTTTACTTACAATTGAGTTCTTAGTTCCATATCTCAATAGAACTCTCTTAGTTTTACAGAGAAATAAAGAGATACCAAACATCCCTAAAGATTTAGTTAGACCACAGATCGTAGCTGGAGTGAATGCTCTAGGTCGTGGTCAGGATAGAGAAAGCTTGACTGCATTTATAGGAACTATTGCACAGACATTAGGACCTGAAGCATTGATGCAATACATTAATCCAACAGAAGCTATCAAGAGATTGGCAGCTGCTCAAGGTATTGATGTTCTGAACTTAGTTAAGACTGAGGACCAGATGCAACAAGAGAAGCAAGCTCTCATGCAACAACAAACACAACAATCATTAGTTGACCAAGCCGGACAACTTGCAGGGACACCACTTATGGACCCTACAAAGAATCCACAAGTAGCTGAAGCAACTGAAGAACCACCACAACCAACAGAATAATATGGCTGAGACATTAACAGTTAATGACACTCCAGAAAATACAGGAGAACTCTCACAAGAAGAACAAGATTCCTTACAGGTTGGAGAACAACTTGTAAAAGAACAGGGAGAATTATTAGCTGGAAAGTATAAAAATGCTGAGGATTTAGAGAAAGCATACGTTGAACTTCAAAAGAAATTAGGAGACAATGATGAAGCAAAAGAAGAAACCGAAGCCACCAAAGAAGAAGTATTAGACGAGCCTGAAGCTGAAGATAATCCAGCTGCAAATTTAATTACTGAAGCTTCTAAAGAATTTTATGATAACGACAATAAGCTGTCTCCAGAAACAATAGAGAAGTTTGCAGAACTAGATAGTAAACAATTAATTGCTGCCTATCTAGAAAGTATTAAAGACACACCTCAACAGACTGCACAAGCTGAAGTCGATCTAGCTCAAAAAGATATAGATCGTATTCATCAAACAGTTGGAGGAGAGAAAGAATACGCAAAACTTACTGAATGGTCAGCTAAAAATCTAACTGAATCCCAGATCAATTCCTTTGACAAAGTAGTTAACAGTGGAGATACCGAGCTCATTGAACTAGCAGTTGCTGGTATCAAAGCAAAGTATGAAAACTCTAATGGCTATGAAGGACGAATGCTTACTGGTAAAACTACAAGTTCTACTGAAGTATTTAAGAGTCAGGCACAGTTAGTACAAGCTATGGCAGACCCTCGCTATGACAATGACCCAGCATATCGTGCTGATGTTATAGCAAAACTTGAACAATCAGATCTACAATTTTAATCATGACAACCATGAATATAGCTAAGAAAGCTTTGGTCTTTACTTCTGCAGTAGCCATTGCTGCTGGTACAAGTGTTGCTGGCACAAGTGTTTCTGCTAGAACAAGATTAAGTGGTGCTGGAGCATCATTTCCCGCCAAAATTTACACTCGTTGGTTCAAAGATCTAGCCACTTCAGGCGGACCAAGAGTAAACTATCAAGCTGTTGGTTCAGGCTCTGGAAGAAAAGCTTTTATTGATCAGACCGTAAACTTTGGTGCTTCTGATGATCCTATGAAGGATAAAGATATAGCTAAGGTAACAAGAGGATTAGTACAGATTCCTATGGTTGGAGGAACTATTGCTTTTGGTTATAACTATGATTGCGACTTGAAACTTACTCAAGAACAAGCAGTACAAGTTGCTATGGGTATGGTTAAAAACTGGAAAGAATTAGGCTGTAAATCAGGTAAGTTAACTTGGGCACATCGTTCTGACGGATCAGGTACAACTAAAGCTTTTACTAACTCTATGGAAGCTTTTTCAAAAACTTGGACACTAGGAACAGGTAAATCAGTTAAGTGGCCAGCAGGCGTTGGAGCAAAAGGTAATTCAGGTGTAGCAGGTGTTATACAAAATACTCCTGGTGCAATTGGTTATGTTAACCAGTCTTACATAAAAGGTAATGTGAAAGCTGCTGCACTTCAGAATCTTTCTGGAGAATATGTAAAGCCTACTGTTGAGGCAGGAGCTAAGGCTCTTAATGGTATTACTCTAGATGAAAATCTTGCGGGTAAAAATCCTAATCCAACTGCAAAAGGAGCATACCCTATAGCTTCATTAACATGGATACTTGCTTATGAAGAGGGTAATGGTAGAAACACTAAAGCTATCAAACAAGCCTTTAATACATTGTTAAGTGATGAGTATCAAGATAAAGCTCCATCACTTGGATTTGTCCCTTTGAAAGGCGATATTCTTGAGAAGTCAAGAGCTGCTGTAAAAAGAATCGGTAAATAAATCGTAAGACAATTCTACAATTTTAATTATGCCTAAAGGTAAAGGAACATACGGAACCAAAAAAGGCAGACCGCCTAAAAAATGAAAACAAAAGATTTAGACACGCTACTTCAAAATGAGTATGCGTACGAACCACCCATACAAGTATTACCAAAACAAAAAATTATGACACCTGAAGCAGAAAGATTTAATGGCTGGGCAGCAATGCTTGGTTTCGTTGCAGCT